AAAACTTTCTTAGATGATACTTGCCAAATTGGTCCTCCTGTAATTTCACAACTCTTTCATGGCCATCCCAATTTGTAGTTTGCTTTCTAATAGTTAGCATTTAATCTACCTCCTTTAATTTATAATTAATTGCTTCAAAACTTTTATATTTTGCTAAAACATTTTCAATATCCTTATTATTAATATCCCAGTTAATTTCTGACCATCCTTCATTCAAATATGTTGCTATTCTGTAAGCTAAGACAAGAGGTGTTAAACCAACGCCAAAACGTGTATGAGGAATTGAAATATTTTTTTTATTTATCAAGGTCACATTAGTTTCGCCACCATTGTTGCTTAACATATACCACTTATCGTTAACTTTAATTAAGTGTGATCCATCTACCGTTTCTTTACTTTCTTGCACCTTTGTAAAATATCTTAAGTCTTTAGCAACTGCTGAATAATTATTAATTTTAATCATTTTATCTAGCCCCTTTCGTTATCTTGTACCACCATTATATATGATAATATTACACTTGTCAAGTAAATATGTAAAATAAAATAAAAAAATCCCTACCAGCTATTAACCAGTAGGGAGGAGGGATAACTATTTATTTTTGTACATTTTTGCTTTGCAGTTCTTTTCCTAATTGTTCTAATATTGTTCCAATCACAGGCTCAAACTCTTCACCTGGTATCTGTTTCTTAACTTCATCAGCAATTCTTGTCCACAATTTGTCATCAATGTCTGTGTCCTCAATAATAGTCTTAATCACCTGTAAAATAATCTCATTCATAAAATTTTCATCTCCTTTTTTAAATATGCTTATTATTAAATTTGTCAACCACATCGGAATTTCATCCCTGTTCAACTCATCACCATATTTGTCCAACATCTCATTAGCCTTTGTAATATTTTCATCAATTGTAGGCTGTTCTGGGGTTAAGTCATCACCTCTACTTATAGACAGCCCATTCATTTTCCCAACTTTTTCACAGCATCACCACCGATAATTACCACCGCCAGCATTTCAAAAGTTTCAACAGGAATAACATTAAATATTAATAATATAGTTATATAAATTAAAAATGTTAATGCTTCCTGTATTTTATTGCTTTCAAAAAATGATAACCAATCATTGAAATGTTTTTTAATCCACATCATGTCCTGTTATCCCAATTTGCAAAATTTTCCCTTACATCAAGATGGATAAAGCTATTATACAATCCAACGCCTGTAAAGCCTATTTGCCTTGCTATACGCTTAATTTCCTCAATTTGGAGCGGTATAGTATGCAATGATATGTCAGCTGCTTTACCATATAGATGTTGACTGTTATCAGCACCTCCTACTTGCTTATTTCTTTCTGGACAACGATAAGCTGAATTAATCACAAGTGGTACGTTCAACCTATCTCGCAACAATTGCAACTTTTCAACTAACTCATCATCAACTCTAACGTGCCTGTGATTAGGATGAGTGCACTCAAATTCACTCAAATTAAAGTTTTTGCTTATTTGAAAATTATTAATTGACACTTAATCACCCTCTTTCATCTTCAATTATTTTTTCCAAGTTATCAATTCTATCATGTGCTTTAGCTGAATTATTTTCTACATTATACATTCGTTCAATTAGCTTGTTGTGCTTATCCTGCTTGTCTTCAATATAGCTTAGTTTTGTCCATACTATTCCTGCAAAAAATGCTAATGTTACTAGATTAACTCCTATTTGTAACCAGAATTCTGTTGAGAAGTCCAAATTTATCACCTTTCCACTACTGTTTTATATTTATGCTGTTCTTACCCACATATATACTGTTATATATGGTTGGAGGTTGTTATGGGGTTGATCGCCACCTATTGAATTAGTTGTCTTATTATATGTTTGAAAACCATAATAGGAGCCAGAAGCAAAATCAAATCCTGAGCCTGAACCATAAATATAGGTATCTGTATATGGATGGCTATGAGCAGGCATTTCAGCTTCAATTATTTGATGTTCTTTTTCTCCACCAGTTTCGCCAATTGCATCAAAATCCGCATCTGTGCTATCTTGGCTGACTAATACTCTACCTTCACCAAATCTTTCCCAAGTTCCAAAACCTAGCAATGTAGCAGGATTTGTGCCGTTACTTGCATTTATATATATACTGCCAACTGGATACACAGCATTAATTGCATTTTCTTTACCTTTTTCATTTAAATTTACCGCTGAAACTAAATCCGATTCTACCCAAGCTCCTGCCATTATCCGCTCACCTCAAATTCCTGCTTCAAAGTTTGATACATTGCTCGTCTAATTTTAACCTCATCTGGAAAATTAAATTTCCACTTAACCTCTGCATTTTCAAAAACTATTTCTGTGCCTGCATCAACCTCCATTAGTATCATTGGAGTTGTGCCAGTTTTCGCGTCTGCATTGTATTCTGTTACATATTGACTAACCTCTGTGCCATCAATTGTTATACTTCTTGTTGCTCCACCATCTTGTATTCTAACAGTTGCCATCTAATCACCTTCCTTTAATATGCCCAACTATAATCTGAGCGTGATATTTGCAGTGCTTCGGTTTCCTTTTTAATCAAATCATACGGTTGTTTGTCAATTAATACACCTGTGCCTATTTGCTCTGTTGCTCTAAATCCACCTATCCAGCCAAAGTGTGTTATATTTTCATTAGCAGAGTTTGGGCCAAGGTAAGTGAGTGTATCAACTCTATCGGCTGTGTTAACATCTTGCTGTGTCCTCTCTTGCCTTCCTAATTCAGTTGTGCCGTTAAACCAAGCTATGTGTGTTACTCTATGCTGTGGCTCAAAGTTAGGCGTATATGTGCCGTCTGCCTGCCATGTGCCGTCAGCTTTCAACTTTCTAAATATATTAGGATTTTCAGCGAATGTCCAAGTTTTGCTGAAGTCTATAGGAATGATTAATATTTCAGTTCCACCTATTCCTTCGCTGACTACTAATTCAGCACGCTTTGTTAATTCCATGAAGAATTCTTCCCAAGTTTTGTGCTTAGGTCCTTTGACAGCTTCAATGTCATAGAATATTTGACCATTCTCATCAAAAGTATTGGTGCGTGTTATTAGTAGTTTTTCACCTTGATTAATTCCCATATTAGTGAGATTATTAACTGTGATAAGTTGTCCCGCTTTCAGTCCACTTCTTCTAGTCTGAAATTTAAGTCGCTTGCTGTCAACTCCATATTTTTCAATCCTGCTGTTGCCTATTTCAATTGCAGCTTCTCTACCTTCAACATTCCCAACTGTTATAGCGTCCTCAACTATTCCAGATGTGCCATCAATGTCAGCTTGTTTGCTTATCAGATTAGGGTCATAAGTTTGTGCTACAATTTTAAACTGCCCAATGAATGTGCATCTAACTCTATCGTTGCTAGTTAATCTAGTTTCAGCATTATCGTGTGTGATAATATCAGACTCTTTCTCCCAATACCATTGGAAACCATCATCAACACCTTTTCTACCAACAGTTTGAGTCTGCCAAGCACCACCATTAATTGATATTTCAATAGTCGGCTCCTCTGCTATTGGAAAACTAACAGGGAAAGCTTTTTTATCACCATCTCCACGCTCAACATCAACTTGCTGTTCTGTAATACCGATTGGTCCTTTGACAAGTTGTTGATTGCGATAGAGTGGATTGCCTGTCTTAGTAGTCGGTAACCCTCTAATATATCGTGGCTCTAACTGCCAGTCAGCAGGCTCACTATCTCTACTTTTGAAGTGTATCATCTTATTGCTGTCGATTTTCCACCAATAGTTCATTTTGTCAGCTACACTTGATATTAATTGTTCAGTTGGCACAAAGTTAGCTCTAGTTTCAATTATTTCTGTACCCAACTCAATAGATTCTAATGTGCTAGTTGCACCAAAGAGGTAATTGAAGAAGGTGGTAAAGTTATCAGTTAAATTAAAGTTATTACTCAAATCTAATCTATCTGTTGTAATATCTATTGACTGTGTGCCATCATAATCTACATTATACCATACACCTTCTTCATATAGCTTCTGGTCAACTATATCCTTAATTATATCTCCTGCTAATTTATTTCTTGCTGCATAGCTTATACGCCTCTTGTCAGCTAGATAATGCATATCAATACAAACTATATCGTGCATATATGCATCAGCTTGCCTGCTTGATAAGGGGTACTTATCGCTAGTTTCAAGGAAACCTGCAAATATTTGCTCATCATTATTTTTGTCATCTATTATTGTAACAGGTTGACCTTTTTTGAAAGTATATTCATTTTGTTTGTCTGGGATAGAAAATGAACAGGTGGCTCTTTGCTCAATCTCGTCTTCTGCTGAAAAAGTGTTAGTTTTGATACTATAAGTTGTATTACCGATTATTGCTCTCATTTGCCACCTCCTTCAATTTCAAAGTGTCGCATTATTACGCTATTATTATAAATATTAAGACTAAAACAAAAACTAATAATCTTTTCATACTATCCTCTCCTAGGAGTATTAATTATCTCTTGTTTCTCTTCTTCTGTAATATACCCTTTAGTAACCGCCTTACCCAGTCTAGCTTCATCTACTTTTTTTAGTATCCACATGTTCTTAAAAAAATTATACATATATTACACCCCCAGTAAGTTTAATATTGTATCTTCCAATTCTGATATTCTTTCATCTTGAGAAGGATTACTTGGTGTTTGTTCCTCTAGCTGCCCTTGTTCAAATAAAAGATAAAAGTTATTATTTATATAATCTTCAATATTAGCTCTATTCACTAGTTTAACTTTAACCTCATCATATTTGTATTGAGTTACTAGATCACCTTGTTCATTTTCTACTTGTTCTTCTGTTATATTGTCTCTTAAAAAGTATTCTCTAACCTTGCCTTGCTCTTGTCTTAATTCTACTTTTTGTGGGTTCTTATGACCTGTTACTTGCATATACCTGCTCTCCTTTCATATTCCTTATTGAATAAATTTTTTATAGTAATTAAATAAATCAGCCATGTTATAATTTTCTAATACTTTACTTATATCACATTCTTCTATACTAATTTGCTTTTTATTTTTACCATGTCCTTTATAATAAGTACCTAACTTATCTATTCTAGATATATTCATTTTTCTTGCTAAACCTTTTTTAGACATAGCATAGTATTTTTTATTTTCAAATTCACAGTATAGGGGGGTTAGATTATCTTTCCAAGAGTTAAACCCATAAGGTACGAATTGAATATTTTCAGCAATATATCCCTCATTAGTATCTATTCTGTCTACAGAAATAGCATACTTTAATTCTTTATTATGCTTTATATAACTTTTCCAAAGTCTTAGGAGTAATTCAGTGTTATCATTACATAAATTGGCAAATTCTAAAGCGTTGAGAAAGGGCATTTTATAATAATGCCCATATCTCATTTTTATTGTACATCTAGTTAGAATACCTGAATGTTTTTGCATTAAATTTTTTGCCAAATCCTTTGGTAAATTTAAGTACCTATACATATTCTTTCTTGAAGGAAGCCCTTTGTTCTTAAATTCTTCTCTAAAAGTATGGTAAGGAACATTAACTTTTTTAGCCATACCTTTTAAAGTTATTTCATTACGATAATATTTATCAATAAGTTCTTCATTTAAATAACTCAATTACGACCTCCCCATTAAACGCGAGGAGAAAGTCCGACTCGAACTAGCAGAATCACCACTCAAACCCCAACAAGCAAGCCCGGAACCAGACCCATAACTCCAACCAGCACCAACCCGAGCAATTCTATCTCCAGTATTTTGATAGTAGTAATCACAGTAGTAACTACTAGAAGAACCGTTTAAACTAATAGGTAAAGAAGACAAACCAATATCGGTATCAAGCACTTGTCCACTACCATAACCATTACTAGAAGGGAGTGTTCTTCCTAAACTTTCATAAGGAGCACTGAATAAATCACTTTGGAAATCATTATTACTAATATAAGGTACATTATCTCTAATATTAATACCATCTACAAACTCCCAGATATTACCCCAATAATTTTCTATACCCCTATAGCTAAAGGGATAAGTTGCAGCAGCTCCTATAGCTCCGTTCTCTGGTGTTATAGATACTTCACCACTACTATTACCCAAACCAGTAGTATGCCCTGTATTCTGACTATGATTACCTGTGCCAGAATCTAGGTTAGTTATACCCTGTGATAATGAAGATTGTGAGTTATAATCAGCATATTCTATATAGAATAGTAAGTTAATTGCTTCTCTTGCTGTATAATACTGTAAACTCCAGCCAGAACCTCTATTCTCTGCTAATTGTCTAGCCTCCGCTATATCAAGATGATTGCTATTACCGGATAAAGGTTGTACACCAGCTACACTTGCCATTATATCATTGGCATAGTCATAAGTAACTCCATCGCCCACATAACTGCCAGCACTACTATCATATAATCCCGCTTCAAAAGCTCCTATATATAAGTTTTCATAAGTTTGATAACCATCTTGGAAGGCTGGATATAGCTCAAAACCTTCTTTTTGTACTGGGGAAACTAAATATACAATAGCATTTTCACCAGCCACATCATAAGCTTTCCAAAAAAAACGGGGTATCTCTACCATTACCTGACCATTAGTACCATCGTAAGCAAAAGTTGGGTCACCGTAGTAAGCATTGACTGTTAAGTCATCAGCTAGATTACACCTTCTCATATCTTTCCAGGGTGCAATATTATCAAAATCAACTTGAGTTACATCTTTTCCTATTCTTTCTACTACAAAATCACTACCAGTATCTGTTACTTTGATTCCGTACACATCGCCTAATAATTCAATATCCTTTTTTATTTCTTTAATTTCTTTTTTTAGTTTTGTATAGTAAGCTATATTAATCATTAGTCTAACACCCACCCTGTACCATCATTGTAGTATATCTTATCTGTATCGACTTCTATTAGATAAGTGAAAAGTGGAAAGACTGCTACATTTGGTTTTGTGCTTGTTGATAAACACCTTACTTCTTTTACATCAGTATCAACTATATTACCATCAACATCTGTTGCCACTATACTACCATTTTGCGACACATTAAAATTATTATCTACGTCTTGACTATCATCAATATTTGTGTTTACAACATCAATTTTTGAATTTAAAGTATCCATTTTAGTTTCAAGATTACTTAGCCTTGTGTCAAGAGTTGTTTCAGTTGCAAAGTCCTTCGCTATAAGTGTATCTAATTTTGTTGCTGTTGCTTCATTAATTACATACTGCTTACCATTTACATCTACTTCGAATGGCTGAAAATCACCATTACTGTCCTTGCCATAGTTAACTATATCTAATCCATATTCACCTGTGATTATTTCTGTTATAAAATCATTTAATGTTGGCATTATACCACCCCGCTTGATTTGTTAGTATTAATTGTCAATATGCCTTTTGCTGGCAAATATCTATTATTCTCGATATCTTCTAATAATAATTCAAAATTATATTTACCGCCACTAATATTTGTATCTGTGTTATCTAATTCCATTTCAATTTTGCCATTAATTGCATCTGTAACATTAATTCCGTCAGTAGTAGTTTTCTCAATTATAACTGTGCCATTATCCCAAAAACGCCAAGTTAGCGACACATTTGTTAAGTCTATTGGACCATCTTCATCGGATAACGTTGCTTGTATTAATTTATCAGTTCTTTGATCTACACTTATATTCATATTACATCAACCTTCTCTACAAATATATTAATTTGTTGTTTTTTATTGATAGCAAAATTAAACTCATTTCTGCTAATTGCTAATTTGATAGCTTGTATGCCAAATAGATAATCCCAAAAACTTTGAAAAGTATCAAAGGTGGTATCTAATTCTAATGTGTGATTAATATCTACTGTATCGTCTAAGTTATAAGTTATTCCTCTCGGATATATCATTAGAATCTAGCACCACCTTTTATTCTTATACTATCGACTAGAGGTTGCTTAACAGCTTGTGCAATAGTCCTACTGTCAAGCTGTACTGTTATATTAGCTGTGCTGTATCCTCCACCACTAGAGCCTGTATTTGAGCCTATAGGGGATACTGTTTCGCCTGCTTGCGCTAAGATTAAGCGTTCTTGCCCGATTGGGCCGGGTACTGTACCACCGTTGTGGAAAATACCACCAAAGAAATCACCGACACCTAGAAGTCCGCCTCCACCGCCACCTGTAATGTATCCGAATACTTTTGAGGCAGCCATTTCAGCTAACTTATCCATAACTTTGTTCAACACATTTATCCACATATCGTGAAATGCTTCAGTAACGCTTTTTGTTCCCTGCAGAATTGAGGAAAAAGCATAAGCAAATCCAGTTTGGAGGAAACTTAATTCTTTTTCTGTGCGTTCCATTGATTTCTGATGATTTTCTTCCTCTAATTTGTCAATTTCATTTTGATAATACTGTTTAATAGCCCATTTAGCTTGTTCATTATTTTTATTTGCCTCTAATTCTCTGTTCATTTTCAGAGTTAACATTTCTTTTTCAGTCGCATTTTGTTCAATCAAGCGCGACATGTAATTTTTAGTTGCTTCATTACGTTGATTAATAGTTTGCTGTCGCATTTCTCTTATTTTCTTCTGTTTTTCTTGCTCAATTTTTACAAATTCATTCGCAA